CAAAAGGCATAAACCTGACGTCTCTTTATTTCAACCTCTTCATCCGAGTTACAATTCCAAATCTGGAACTTAACGTTTTTGGTACTACCATCCGGATGAGTATACCATGAAAATTGCACTTTATTAAGTGTAATAGATTCTAAATAAAATACGCCGGATTTTATGGTAACAACACCAATTTTACCTTTGATTTTATCATAATCATTCACATACCAATCAGGTAAGGCAGCAAAATTATCATGCTGCGAACTTTGAAATTCATTAAACAATTCAGACCATTTAGCCATAATAAAGCACTCCTCGTAGTGTCCAGAAACAGAATTATCTTTAGGTTGAAAAAACCAAATTAAAAAAGATTCCAATTCAAATGATTGCCAATCTTGTTTACCCTCGAATCGCTCGAGATTTTTTGCAATAATCCATAGATTGTCGACATCATAACCTTTCGTTTTAATATGTTGAGCACCACGATTACCATTGCCCTTACCAATGTAGGTAAAAACTCCATCATCATCTTTGTAACCATATACATATTGGCCAAGTGTTTGCCAAAATGCGCCAGAACCAATTTCCATAGTATACCCTAACCTTCGCGTAGTATAAGAATTATAACAGGTTTAGAGGGAATTGTAAACCCCCTTATGCTACCGCCTCTTCATGGTGGATCGTTGTACTGTGCCAGTTGTTACGCTCGATCTTTCGCTTGCTCGACATTACAACCCTACGAAGAGCTCGAACCTCTCTGATGTCAGGAGCATTGATACCACCGTAAGCTTTCAAAGCCAATATAGCAGCATCTCGCATAACGTAGGTACTCACTGCTTCTTCAGGTACCATCACAATGTACGTAATACTCTGGTTTAAGATTTGTGTAATACCGAGATATTTGACTTTCATGTTTGTTCCTTTCCATCAATCAATAGTGTTATTGTATCACGATGGTAGAAACATGTACATATATCAAAAGTTTATTTTTAAAACTTTTTTCGGTAAAAAGTAATACTTTGGTATTAAACCGATATATGAGAGGCGTGGATCTTACATCCTATAAATTCGTTGTAATACTTTGGATTTAATAATACGTCGTTCTCAAACTGTAGTTTGGCCTCATAGTAGGAACATTCACCCTTGGTCTTACACATACGTAAGATCTCGCGCTTATAGTTATCACGGCCTTTCTCTTCAACAAGCTGTATGACTAACTTATTGGAACCGTAGTAATCGCGCCAGTCGGACTCCACGCGCGTACGAACACGTCTCTTGCGTGTCTTGTTCTTTGGTAAGATCTTCGGTTTCCAAAAGAACTTCTTACCAATATACATCATACCAGTATCAAGCTCCGTGATCTGATACACAAAGCCTTGATACTCTTCTGGTGTCTCTGTTAACTCTTCGCCATTATATAACCACATAAGGTTATGTATTCAATGCCTCAAAGTTCTTTTTTAAGGTAGGATCATCAGTGGTAAGGCGAATCCTCACATCACTATTATAGAGTTCATTAGCTCTTTTTGTCATATGCTCGGCAAGTTCATCCATGGTTTTTCCTTGTCCTAGGAAATCCTTACGTTCCTCTTCCCAAGCATACATTGTACCATCATGGTATTCTACATTGGCATATAATGTAATCATCTCATCTGAGCCTTCAACCATCTCATCTTCTAGTTCAGTTTTTAGCCGTTGTAAAAACGCACCTAGTTGAATGCAAATATAAAATACAAAAGCCCAGATAATAATATCAATCATCAGTATAGTCATCCTCATCATCTATCTCTTGGATATCCTGCCGTCGACCACACATAGGGCAAAAAGAAGGTTCGTCTACTGTGTATTGTGTTAGGATGGTTGATACGTTGTCGCATTCTTCACATTCTACACGGTATTCTCTCATGCTGCAAGCCTTTCCTCTTCCCACCCCCAGTCACCTTCCATACCGGTAACCGAGTATTCTGTAACACGCTTCTCAAAGAAATTATCATGAGAAGCACCATTGAGTACCCAATCCAACCACGGTAGTGGATTATCTTTTACTTTAAACTTTGGTTTAAGACCAAGCTGTAACAAACGACGATCAGCGATATGACGAATATAAAGTTTAACTTCATCTCTTGTGAGTCCTTGTACATCGGATCCATTAAAGGCAAGGGCAACAAACTTATCTTCAAGTTCAACTGCACGTTTTGCCATCTCATAGATCTTTGATTTGAGTTCGTCATTTACGATTCTCGGATGTTCATCACAGAGTGTACGGAACAACTTAGCATTGCCTTGTACGTGAATCGTCTCATCACGGATAGACCATTCAACGATAGTACCCATACCCTTCATCTTGCCAAAGCGCTGGAAGTTCAGCAACATGACAAACGAAGAGAATAGAGACATACCCTCGTTGAATACGGATTGTGCAAGTGTAAGGGCAAGGTCGGTTTGTGTGACAATTTTACCCTCAGACATAAAATCAATCTTATCTGCCATTGCTTTATACTCAAGGAACTTATGGTATTCCTCATCAGGCAGACCAAGTGTATCATTAAGTAATGCATATGCTCTTTGATGTACGGTTTCACGTGCAGCAAATGACGAGAGCATATTACGTACTTCGTTATTCTTAAATTTAGGAATTAGGAACTCATGATAGTTCTCACCCACCTGTACATCGGACTGAGTAAAGAGACGTAGAACCTGTGTGATAAATTCTTTTTCATCAGCATTAAGTTTAGTGCGCCAGTCCTGTACATCCTCTGACAATTCAGCTTCATCTTCAACCCAGTGAATCTCTTCATGTTTCTTTGCTAGTTCTACCGCCCATGGATACATGAACGGCTTATAAGTTCTCGATTGTTTAAATAGTGACATTTATCCCTCGCATGCTCGACACTCATCGCCCTCGGCCAGCGCCAGCTCTGATGTCTGTGTGTTGTTTAAGTGTTCCATTAGTTGTTCATAACCACCAATGTATTTTCCTTCTACATAAATCTGCGGCACGGTCTTCACATCACGGCCGGTGACCTCTTTTGCAGTTTTACCAATCTCTTGTAGATCTATATAATCAAATGGAATGCCCCGAACTGCAAGTTCCTCTTTGGCTCTTGCACACCATGGACAATCACTCTTACCATAGACGATTGTACGATTATCATCTTGCAATGCAACGCGTTCAACCTTTTCGGATACGTTCTCTGCCCGAGCCTTAGATTCGGTACGGAGATAGTATAAACCTTTTAATCCTTCTTTCCATGCTTTCAAGTGAACTTTATTTACATATGCACGTGATGTACCAGAGGGAAAGAAAAGATTTACCGATTGACCTTGACATATATATTTTTGTCTATCAGCGGCATGTTGAACAACCCATTCTTGATTTAATTCTTGAGCAGTCTTAAATATCGCCTTTTCACCTTCCGTAAGGAATGGCAAGTGCTGTACCGACCCTCTATTTGTGATAATGCTTGTCCAATTCGATTCGTTGTTTTCTCCATGATGCTCAAGTACTTTCTCTAGATAAATGTTTTTAACTAAGAATGAACCTGCACGTGTACGATGAGTATATGCATTGGCCTTTGATGGTTCTATACTAGGACTTGTAGCAAGAATAACACCAGAACTAGCATTAGGTGCAATGGCAAGCAAATGAGCATGACGACGGCCAGTACCGATACCATCAGGATACTCGCCACGTTGAATAGCCAACCGCTTGGTTTGTGCATCTGCTCTATCCTTAATGGTCTTAAATACTACATCATTTATTTCTCTTGCGAGTTCTGATTCCCACGCCACGTTTTGCCGTTGTAATAGGGAATGGAATCCCATTGCTCCGAGACCGATTGAACGCTCTCTTTGAGCTGAGTAGCGCGCTCTGGAAATTTCATCTGGAGCGTTTTCGATAAAATACTCAAGTACATTGTCCAGCATCGTGATGAGATCCTCGACAATGGTCGTATGTTTCCAATCCTCATAGTACTCAAGGTTAAGAGAAGATAAGCAACAGACCGCAGTACGATCAGGACCGGTAGGTAGATGAATTTCATTACAAAGGTTCGAGCCATGAATCTTTAATCCTAAATCTTTGAGGTTCTGTGGTAGAAACTCATTTGCACGATCAATAAAGTTAAGGTATGGTTCACCAGTACGGAACCGAATTTCAATAATTCGTTCCCATAATTTACGGGCACTAAGTGTTTCAGATACTTCGCCTGAGTGTGGATCTTTTAATTGCCAATCATCACCATTTACTACGGCTTTCATAAAGTCGTCAGTAATATTAAGAGCATTATGTAGGTTCAATGCCTTACGTTGCACATCGCCGGTAGGAATACGGATATTCATAAACTCTACAATATCAGGATGTGAAATATCCATGTATGCGGCATATGAACCCTTACGCGTCTTACCTTGACGATACGCAATCATGTCGGCATCAACGGTATGAAGGAATGGAATTGGTCCAGGTGCCTTATCGGTAACAGAGCGAACGTCTGACCAGTGACCACCTACACCACCACCAAATACAGATAGCCACCGTAGTTCACTTGAGTGAGAAATCAAACCCTCTAGTGTATCCGGTACATATGTGAGAAAACAAGAGATTGGCAATCCCTTATCTTTTTTGGAACCATTAGGTGCATTTGATAGCACTGGACTGGCAAACATAAACCATTTTTTACTTACATAATCATATAATCTCTGTGCCAGTTCTTCATCAATTTGTCCTTTAAAGGTGGACCAGGCCTGTGATGCTCTTGAAAAAGCCTCTTGTGGTGACTTTTCATAATCCATCATATAAAAATCTTTTAGCATACCTATTGCATATTCAGTCAATAGGTCGTCTCTGTCTCTCGACATGTGTACAGGCATACTATATCCCCTTACGTCACCCAGTACGGGGCCGTTATTAATGTTTTTTGGAAGTGTTATTATATATCAAATCAAGGTTCTTGTACACCACTCTTTTTAGGTGGTTCGTAATATTCTTTGTACCGAGCAATGATTGATTTTTGAGTTGCTAGTAAGTTTCTAATTTCAGCTATCGTGAGAGATAGTTGTTCATATCCATCATCGGTAAGAGCAAAGACAACAGGGTCCATGTTCTTATCAACAAGGTCTTTCATTACCGTTTCAAAATTCTCTTTGGTGATGATGATAAACTTGAGCTCACGTGCTTTCAGCGGCTCAGGTTCTTTCAAGTTGAGAGGTGTGCGCTCAACCGCTTTGGTTTGTATCTGTACCTGCTTGACATCTGGTGCACTTGGGAACAACCCAAATGTACCGCAACCACTAATTAGCAGAGGAATAGTTAGGATTAATAAGTGCCGGGCATTCACGGTTGGCCTCTAATGGTGTGGGTGCATTCTTCTCTTCCTCGGTCAAGGGAGAGCCAGTTGCAAGTTCAAGACAACGTAGTGCATTCCTTGTACCACGTTCAATCAATTCTTGTAGTTTGGCTGTGTTAGCAATAGCAAACACGCCAAGGTCACGCTTGT